TTACTGATCAGCAATAAAATTATTTAGGGCATTCCAAATGGGTTCTGTTCAGTGAAGTCCAGAATAGCATCTGCTTCAGTTTCTATATCAAAGTTGTCTGCATATGGATCATTGTTGACAGTCTTATCAACCACTCTCAGAACTCTTGTCGCACCCGAAGTTGATCCAGTAAGTGTTTCTCCCAATGAAAATGAACCAGAAACCGCAGCGATTTCAAGTACATTAGTTGTAGAGTTCCATGATCTTACTCTTGCAGTTACTCCAGTCGTGGATCCAGTAACAATCTCATTAAATACAAAATCTCCACTAGAAGTCGAAGATGGTTCGGAGATAGTAATATCTGGTGGAAGTATGTATTTGTTTCCACTATCAGTAACGTTGATACTAGTAATTGTTCCTGCTGCACTGATAACAGAAAGTCCCGTAGCAGTTGCCACACCAACAACTTGATCAATGTAGTTCTTATCACCCACAGTATTGGATATAGAAACCACAGGAGGTGTTAAGTATCCACCACCACCAAAGGTGACCGCAATGCCAGTAACAATACCACACTTATCAATACCAAACTCAAATACTGATGTTGCAATTCCTACGTTCGTTGGAGCT